GCCCGCCACCTCGAGCCTGGGGTACATCTTCCAGAACGACGGCAACACCGGCACCTGCCTGATCTCCGAGCTCAGCGACATCAACCTCGCGGCCTTCGTGTGCGGCGCCGCCGCCGCGATCGACTTCGAGGAGACCAACGGCCACATCTCGTTCGCCTACAAGAACCAGCCCGGCCTCATGGCCGACGTCACCACCGAGACCGCGGCCGTCAACCTCGGCGGCAGCCCGCAGGTCGCCGGCAGCTTCGGCAACGGCTACAACTACCTCGGCGCGGTCGCCTCCGCGCAGCAGAACTTCACCTGGTTCCAGCGCGGCACCGTCACCGGACCGTTCACCTGGCTCGATACCTACATCGAGCAGATCTGGCTCAACCGCTCGTTCCAGGTCGCGCTCAACAACCTGCAGAACAACGCCAAGTCGATCCCCTACAACTTCGCGGGCGACTCGCTCCTCGAGTCCGCGCTCGCGGCCCCGATCTCGGCCGGGCTGAACTTCGGCGCCTTCGGGCCCGGCGCGCTCTCGGCCTCCCAGGTCCAGGAGGTCAACACCGCGGCCGGCGCCAACATCGCCGGCACGCTGCAGACGCAGGGCTACTACCTCCAGATCCTCCCCGCCAGCGCCTCCACGCGCAACTCGCGCACGAGCCCGCCGGCGAAGTTCTTCTACATTACCGAAGGCAGCGTCCAGGCTATAAGTCTGTCCTCTATTGCGCTATTGTAAGAAACCATGAAAACCTGCTCTGGCTGTAATCTTGATTTCGAAGCCGCAGTTGGCCGTGCTCAAATCGGAGCTTGAGAAATGTCGATCACCGCGGCGAATGCCGTCCTCACCCTCTCGATCCCGCCGCTCTTCCCGGTCCCGCAGCAGATCCAGGGGTTCGCGGCCGACGACGTCTTCGACATCCCGCAGATCAAGTCGGTCGAGGCGCTCATGGGCGTCGACGGCGTGCTCTCCTTCGGCTTCGTCTACGTGGCGATCACCTGGGAGATCATCCTGCAGGCCGACTCCAAGTCGAACGCGATCTTCGACACGTGGTGGACCTCGAACGTGGCGGCGCAGGACAACTACGCGGCCTTCGGCCTCATCAAGCTCCCCGGCATCTCCACTAAGTTCACGCTCACCAACGGCGGCCTGACCGGCTACAAGCCGGCGCCCGGCGCCAAGAAGCTCCTGCAGCCGCGGCGCTACGAGCTCATGTTCCAGTCGATCGCGCCCGCCCCGAACTAAAGAGGCGCGCATGACCGGCGACACCCCGCCGCCGACCGGATGCCGCTGGTGCGGCGAGGCCCATGGGCCGCTCTGCCCGATGGTCAAGGCGCTCGAGTTCGCGCCCGACGGCGTCACCGTCACCAGGGTGGAGTTCTTGACCGCGGCCGACTTCCCTGCTCACAAGGAGCAGCAGCCGCAGGAGGGCGAGCAGCCCGACTACGAGCGGATCAAGCCAGGATGGAAGTGAATGGCGCGCAAGCAACAGAACGTGCCGGTGCCCGAGTGGCCCGGCAACCGCGACTGGGAGGCCAGGCGCGTCTACCGGATCACCGAGATGCCGGCGGAGAAGTCGGAGAAGTGGGCGATGCGCGTGTTCGTCGCCCTCAAGGGCGCCGGCAGCGAGATCCCAGAGAGCGCGGCCAGGCTCGGCATGGCCGGCATCACGCTCGGATTCATCAACGCCTTCCTGCGCGCCGACATCGACCCCGACAAGCTCGAGCCGCTGCTCGACCAGATGATGGACTGCGTCCAGATCATCCGCGACCCCAAGAAGCATCCGGACATCGCCACCGACCTCGTGAGCGACGACGACATCGAGGAGCCCCAAACCAGGCTATGGCTGCGGTCGGAGGTAATCCGCCTCCACACAAATTTTTCGGTGAGCGACGCCCTGTTCTCGTTGATCTCGGCGACGACGCCGGCGGGGACCTCCTCGAGTACGTGAACGTGCCACCGACGATCGGGATGGCGCTCTCGCACGACAAGTCCCTCGCCGGGCCGCTGAGCACCGTGCTAGGGTTGGAGGACCTCCACGACATCCTGGAGGTGATCCTCGTGGACGCCCACAACAGGCGGATCATCGAGAAGAGGGCAAAGAGGGAATGAAGGCGAAGGCGCAGGGCCCGGTTTTCTACGTCTATGAGCACTGGCGCCCGGACACCGACGTGTGTTTCTGGGTCGGGAAGGGCCATGCCAATCGCGCATATGATTTCAGACGCAATTTTCATTACAACAACGTGGTGAGAAAGCTGTCGCGGCTCGGCATGTGCGTCGAGGTCAGGATGGTGCAAAGCGGCATGCCAGAAATCGCCGCACTCGCATTGGAGATCGAGCGCATCGCATTCTGGCGCGCTGCGGGCATCAAGCTCACCAACTATACCGCCGGTGGTGAAGGCATCACGGGGCTAAAGCATTCCGACGAGACGCGCCTTAAGATCAAAGAAAAGCGAAAAAATCAAAAGATCATTCATTCGGATGAGACCCGACGCAAGATAGCGAGGTCGAATAGCCAAGCCAAAAAAGGACGGCCCAACCCTGCTCATGGCGACAGAATGCGAGGGCGAAAGCATTCCGCGGAACATAAGGTGGCCATCAGCATCGGCCTCAAGGCTCGCAATTATAGCCCATCCACAAAAACCAGAGCACTCATAGGTGCGGCCAGCATCGGCAAGAAAGCGTCTGCAGAAACAAAAGCAAAATTGCGCGCCTCGCATTTAGGGAAAAAACATTCACTGGAAACGCGGCAAAAAATGAGCACGGCGCATCAGTCCGCATGGGATGATGACATGCGATTGGCGGCCAGTATCAGAATGAAAGTCAGATTGGAAGATCATGAATTTTGCACAAAATTAGCGGCAGCAAAAAATGCCGCCATGCAAACCTCGGAATATCGATTAAAGCAAAGCGCCGCCACCAAAGCTGTGTGGGCCAAAAGAAAAAAGGAGGCGAGTCTTGCAGACGATTGACTCGCTCGTGGTCGTCCTGGGGTTGGATCCATCACAATTTAATGAGGCCCAGCGCGAGGCCCTCGAGGCGTTCAAGAAGACCAAGGAGGGCGCCGTCGCGAGCGGCAAGGAGATCGACACTCAAGGGAAAAAAACCTCGGAGTTCTTCTCCGTGCTCAAGCGCGAGGCGCTCGGGCTCCTCGGCATGTACTTCGCCGGCAAGGGCATCAAGGACTTCATCGGCTACATCACGGACCTCGACGCGTCGACCGGGCGCCTGGCTGGCCAGTTCCACGTCTCGCAGGAGAACCTGCTGGCATGGCGCAACGTCATGAAGCAAGTCGGTTCCGACGCCGGCGCGGCCGACGCCACCATCTCCTCGCTATCCGACACGATGCAGGACTTCCTGCTCAACCCTTCGAAGGCCAATCCGGAGCTGTTCGGCGCGCTGGCGCGCGTCGGCGTAAACCCTGAGGATTACACCGACCCGCTCAAGGTGCTGCACGGGCTCGCGAAGCTATCGCAGACGCCGGAGTTCAAGAACGATGAGCCGCACTTCCGCGCCGAGGCCAAGCTCGTGGGCGTGACGGACCCCGGCATGATCAGCGCGCTGTTCGAGGGCGAGGGGGCGCTCAACAAGCGGCTCGAGGATGCGCGCAAGGCGGTGGGCCACCCGAACACCGAGGAGGCCAAGCAGTTCCAGACCAACATGGCGCTGATGCAGGACTCCGCGGCGTCGGTCGGCCGCGTCCTCGTCAACGAACTGCTGCCACCGCTCAACGAGCTGATGAAGCTGATCACCAAGCTCAACGAGACCGGCCTCCCCGACTGGCTCGCCGACTCGATCAAGTGGGTGACGAAGGATTGGACGCCGACGGGCGAGCCGACGTTCTCCAACATGCCGCTCTTCCCGCCGAGCTCGACGCCGGGACTCGACAAGTGGGGACGCCCGCTGCCGACAGAGGGGCAGCGGGACAGCGCTGTCAAGTCCATCGTCAAGAGCGTCATGGGCCCAAAGACGGTCGAGGACATCTGGGGGAAGGGATCAGGCATCGAAATGCTCGTTGGCGCCGGCAGCGGCGCCGGCACGATCAACCACCGCAGCTACCGCCAGCGCGCGACCACCTTCCACAACTCGGTGCACATCGAGCACATGCACATCCCGAACGCGAAGGACGGCGCACAGGCTGCGGTCTCCTTCGCCAACAAATGGAAAGAATTCGGCTTCTCGGCCGATAGCGGCGCCAACTGAAAGGACGCGCGATGCCCGATGTCCCCAACCTCCCAGGCGTCCCGGCCCTCGCGAGCTACTCGCTCGACCCGCCGGCGCTCCTGTTCGCCGACACCGCGCTGGTGGTGAGCCGGTCGCTCCAGCCCCAGTGGGGCATTTACACCCAGGCTGGTGCCAAGGTCGTCGCGAGCTCCCTCGCCTCGCTGCTCGGGCTCGGATCGCTGGTCTCCGCCGTCAACTCGATCGGGTCGATCCTCACCGGCGGCGCCGTCAACGTGCAGAATCAGTTCTCGGTCGTCGACTTCGAGTACAAGCAGGACTGGACCGTCAGCGACTATCCGGTGGAGCAGGGCGGCTTCCAGAGCTACGACAAGGTGCAGCTCCCGTTCGACGTCAAGATGCGCATCGCCGCCGGCGGCTCCGCGTCGAACCGGCAGGCGCTGCTCGGCACCATCGACGGCATCGCCAACGCGATCACCCTCTACGACGTCTACACGCCGGAGCAGGCCTACATCGGCTGCAACGTCACGCATTACGACTACAAGCGCGCGGCAGCCAACGGCGCCGGCATGATCCTCATCGACGTGTGGCTCGTCGAGGTCCGCGTCACGGCGACGGCCGCGTTCCAGAACACGCAGCAGCCGGGCGTCGCCGGCCAGCAGGCGCTCGGCAATGTGTCGGCTGGACCTCCTGGCGTCATGAGTGTGGGGAAAACAGCAATCACGCCGGCGATACCGTTTGCGATCGGGCCATTCCAATGATGCTGATCCCCGCGCAGCCCCTCCCCAACCAGTCCATGCAGGCGCTCCTGGGCGACCAGAACTGCACCATCAACCTCGCGCAAAACGCTTACGGCCTGTTCATGACGCTCTACGTCGGCACGGAGACGATCTGCTCGAACGTGATCTGCCAGAACCTCAACCGCATCGTCCGCGACGCCTACCTCGGCTTCATCGGCGACTTCATCTTCAATGACACGCAGGGCACGAGCGACCCGGTCTACACGGGGATAGGGTCGCGCTACCAGCTCATCTACCTCGAGGCGGGCGACCTGCCGGCCGGGGAGGGGTGAGTGGCCTCGAACCCCATCCTGACCGGCGCGCCGCCGACGTCCATCGACTCGTTCCAGCAGAAGCTCCTCAAGCTCGACGTCCAACTCGCCCCGATTCCGGGCACGAACACGCCGCGGTTCTTCTCGACGTCCGTGGCGGCAGGGCAGCCGAACGCCAACACCGTCACGATCGAGGGCTCGCGCATGTCGGTACGGGTCCAGAACTCGGGGCTGCCGCAGGGCGCGCGCGCGCAGGTCGACGTCTACGGGCTCGCGCCGAGCCTCATGAACGAGCTCTCGACGCTCGGCATGGTGTTCCAGCTCACGCCCAGGAACACGGTCACCATCAGCGCCGGCACGGCGGCGAGCGGCTACGCCATCGTGTTCATCGGCACGGTCATGTACGCGTTCGGCGACTATAACAAGGAGTCGAACGTCCCGTTCCACTTCGACCTAAACTCCGGACAGATCGACAACGTCATCACCACCCCGGCGATGAGCTACCCGCAGCCGACCGATGTCGGCACGATCATGTCGAGTCTCGCCAAGCTGATGGGGATAGGCTTCGAGAACAATGGCGTCGGGCCCGGCAACACGTTCGGGGTGACGCTGCCGGCGTCGTACTTCTATGGGTCGCCGCGCGACATCGTGAAGAAGGTCGCGGACCATGCCGACATCGTGGCGAGCCCGGACGTGTTCGGCGGCCAGCATCAGCGCGTGCTCGCCATCTGGCCCAAGGGCGGCGCCCGCAAGATCCAGGTGCCGCTGGTCTCCAGCAGCACCGGCATGATCGGCTACCCGACGGTCTCGCAGGGCTTCCTCGACGTCAAGACCGTCTTCAACCCGGCGGTCGGGTTCGGCGGCCAGATCCGCCTGCAGACCAGCCTCGATACCCTCGGGCTCTCGCAGGCGGTCAACAGCGTGTGGAACGTGCTCAAGATCGACCACGCCCTCGACTCGATGATGCAGGACGGTCTGTGGGAGTCGAACCTGTGGTGCTTCAACCCGAAGTACCAGCAACCGAACCCGGCGGGATGAGGAGCGCCGATGGCGGACTTCGGATACGGTCACCTCACCCCGTACAGGGCGACGTCGGAATTCAACGTCATCGACTTCATGATCGCGCAGAAGCTCGCGACCAGGCTCAACACGACCAAGCTGGTGCAGGTGGTGGCCGTCCACGGCGGCGGCGTCGACGTCGCCGGCACGGTGGACGTGTTCCCGCTCGTGAGCCCCGTCGACGGCAACGCCAACGCCACGCCGCACGGGGTCGTCTACGGGCTGCCGTGGTCCCGCGTCCAGGGCGGCGCGAACGCCATCATCTGCGACCCGGCGGTCAACGACGTCGGCTACGTGGTGTTCTCGGACCGGGACATATCGGCGGTCAAAAACGGACCGCCCAACGGGAGCGCCTCCACCGGCTACACCCCGGGCTCCTTCCGCAAGTTCGACATCGCCGACGGGATCTACGCCGGCGGCTGCCTCAACGTCGCGCCGACCCAGTACCTCATCTTCACGGCCACCGGGGTCCGCCTGGTCGACGCCAACGGCAACTCGATCACCACCGGCATAAATGGAATGACCCTGGCCGACTTAAATGGTAACCAGATCGAGATGAGGGTCGGATTCGTCAACATCGTCACGCCGGTCCTGCAGGTCAACGGCGTGCCGGTTGTGGTGCCGTGATGGGGAGAGGATAGCCGTGGCGAGCACCCTGCTTCTGGACCAGTCGTCGTGGGACCTCACGCTCGACGCCTCCGGCAACATCGCGATGGCTGGTCCTCCGTATTCTTTGGCGCAGGACGCCGCCAGCGCGATCATGACCTACCTCGGCGAGTGCTACTACGACACCACGGTCGGGGTGCCGTGGCTCACCCAGATCTTCGGCCTCAACCCCACGATCTCCTACGTCAAGCAGCAGCTCGTGCTCGCGGCGCTCACGGTGCCCGACGTGGCGTCGGCCCAGGTGTTCATCTCCAACCTCAGCGGCCGCACGGTCGCGGGCCAGGTCCAGGTCACGAACGCGGCGGGGCAGACCGCGGCCGCGAACTTCTCGACCATGAACCCGACCGGAGGCGGCTGACATGCCCACCAACGTCCCGTCGCCGCAGTTCGGCGTCTCCGGGTTCGTCGCCCCGAGCGGCGGCGCCGTCCTCGCCGGCTACCAGGCCGACATCAACGCGGCCTTCACGACCTCGTTCAACTTCAACCTCAACACGCCGCAGGGCCAGCTCTCGTCGAGCACCGCCGCGATCATCTCGAACAACTACGCGCTCTACTGCCTCTACACGCAGCTCATCGACCCGGCCTACTCGTTCGGCCGGTACCAGGACGCTATCGGGCGCTACTACTTCCTCACCCGCAACCCGTCCGAGCCGACCGCGCTCCAGGTCGCGTGCAACGGCGCGCAGGGCGTCATCATCCCGGTTAACGCGCTCGTCGTCGACACCACCGGGAATCTCTATTCGTGCACCGGCGCCGGCACGATCCCGTCAGGCGGATCCATCACTCTCGAGTTCGCCTGCACGGTCCCGGGCCCGACGGCGGTTCCGAGCTCGAACGCCATCTCGATCTTCCAGGCCATCCCGGGGTGGGACTCGGTCACGATCGTCACCGGCGCCCAGGGCGTCAACGAGGAGACCCGCGCCGCCTTCGAGATCAGGCGCCAGGACTCGGTCGCCGGCAACAGCCTGGGGCCCATCGGCGCCATCATCGGCGCGGTCGCCAAGGTCAAGGGCGTGCTCGACTACTACGGCTACAACAACAACACCTCCGGCACCGTGGTGGTGGGCGGCGTGTCGATCACCGCCTACTCGATCTACATCTGCGTCTCCGGCGGCACGGACGCGGACGTCGGCGCCGCCATCTTCTCCAAGAAGGGCGCCGGCGCGCCGATGGTCGGCAGCACGAGCCTGACCGTCTACGACGACAACCCGCTCTACGCGTCGCCGATCCCGTACACGATCAAGTTCCAGCGGCCTACCGCGCTCCAGGTCCTTTTCGCCGTCATCCTCGCGAGCGGGCCGGCCGTGCCGTCGAACGCCGTGCTGCTGGTGCAGGCCGCCCTCATCGCGGCCTTCGCCGGCGACACGCTGCAGGCGAGCTTCACCGGCTCGATCACCGGCACCACGCTCACGGTCTCGGCGGTCGCGTCCGGCACCCTCAACGTCGGCCAGCAGATCCTCGACTCGACCGGCGACGTGCTGGTCAACACGATCATCATCGGGTTCGGCACCGGCACCGGCGGCCTCGGGACCTACGCGGTGAGCCTGCCGCAGACGGTCGCGTCCGAGGCCATGACGGCGTCGCCGCCCATCACCAACCTCAACATCCCCAAGGCGCGCATCTCCTCGACCATCTACGTCACCCAGTACGTCGCCGCGATCTCGCTGCTCGGCGCGTGGGCGCAGGTCGCCTCGATCAAGATCGGCTCGGCCAACACCCCCGACGCGGTGGTGATCGGGCACATCTCCGGCAACACGCTCACGGTGACCGCCGTGACGTCGGGCACGCTCGTCGTGAACGACGCGCTCACCGACCCGCTCGGGCTCATCGCCAACGGCACCTACATCACAGCCTTCGGCAGCGGCAGCGGCGGCGCCGGCACCTACACCGTCAACAACCCGCAGACCGTGGCGGGCGCGACCTTCACCGGCAACGGCTCGGGCACCAACCTGACCGCCAGCGCGGTCACCGGATCGATCGGCATCGGCAACACGATCACCGGCACCGGCGTGCCTGGAGGCACCACCATCGTCTCGCAGACCTCGGGCACGCCGGGCGGCGCCGGCGTCTACGTGACGAACAACTCCACGACCTCCTCGGGCGCCTCGCTCACGGCCAACAGCACCATCACGGCATCGTCGGCTGACCAGAACCTGGTCAGCGTCCAGGCCAACCAGGAGCCGCAGCTGGTGGCCGCCAACATCCTGGTGACCACGACGTGAGCATGATCGACGACACGGGCCCGCCCTACCCGCTGCCGGCGACGGCCGCCGCGGGCATCGGCTCGTTCATCATCGGCGTCACGCCGATCGGCAACGTGTCCCCGTTCGACACGTGGACGACGGTGATCGCGCAGTACTCCAACAGCCCCATCCTCGACTCGCTCATCAACTCGTTCGACGCTGCGATGGACCTCACGCAGCTCATGGACGAGTTCTTCAACCTCATCTTCAACATCCAGACCGCGGTGGGGTACGGGCTCGACGTGATCGGCCGCATCGTCGGCATCTCGCGCACGGTGCCGATCCCGAGCGCGTCCGCGGTCTACCTCGGGTTCGAGGAGGCGTCGAGCTGGGTGGGGTTCGGCCAGGGCGGCTTCTACTCCGGCGGCGGCGTCTCCACGAACTTCGTGCTCTCGGACGACGACTACCGCCTGCTCATCTACGCCAAGATGGCCGGCAACATCTCGGACGGGTCGATCCCGTCGGTGAACGAGATCCTGCTCACCCTCTTCGCCGGCCGCGGCACCTGCTACGTGGCCGACGGCCTCAACATGAGCCTCACGTACACGTTCACGTTCGCGCTCAACCCGGTCGAGATCGCCATCGTGCTCGAGTCCGGAGTCTTGCCGAGCGCCGCCGGGGTCGTTATCAACATATCGCATCCCTGAGGAGGACCGGATTCCATGAAGAAGCTCGCTCTTCTGCTCGCCGCGCTCGTCGCCGTCTCGGGCCAGGCGCTCGGCGCCACGCAGTCCCAGATCCCGCTCAAGTTCCCGATCCCGTTCGGGAACTCGGCCGGCGGGTCCTACATCCGCACCATCCCCACCCCCTCGCAGATCGGCATCCAGAACTGCGCGGCCTCGCTCACCGACGGGTTCCCGCCGCTGACCTTCGTGCCCGCCGGCGCCGGCGGCTGCCCGCCGTTCGGACAGGACTTCAACGGGGTCATCAACCAGTCGACCGCCTGGGCGCGGTGGCAGGCGATGGGCGGCGCCATCCCCTACGACTCGACGTTCTCGGCCTCGATCGGCGGCTACCCGATCGGCGCGGTCGTGCCGTCGCTGTCCACGCAGAACCTGATGTGGCAGTCGACCGCCGACAACAACACGTCGAACCCGGACGCGGGCGGCGCGAACTGGACCGGCGTCGGCTACATGCCGACGGGCGGCATGATCCCGTTCGCCGGCTCCACGGCTCCGCCCGGTTACCTGCTCTGCTACGGCCAGGCGGTCTCGAGGACGACCTACGCGGCGCTGTTCGCCGTCATCGGCGTCGCCTACGGGGTCGGCGACGGATCGACCACGTTCAACGTGCCCGACATCCGCGGCCGCACGGTCTACGGGCCCGACGCCATGGGCGGCACGCCGGCCAACCGCATCACCGCCGCCGGCGGGGGATTCAGCGCCGTGATCGGCGCCGGCGGCGGCTCGCAGAACGAGACGCTCACCCAGGCGCAGATGGCGCCGATCACTCCGAGCTTCGCCGGCACCACGCAGACGTGGTCCCTGAACCAGGGCGTCGTGTTCCCGCAGGGCGTCAACGTCCAGGGCGGCAGCGGCCAGATCCCCAACACCTACAACAACAACACCGCGACCGTGACCGTGACCCCGAGCGGCAACATCAACGGGTTCTCCGGCCTCCTCGGCCAGTCGCATCCGATCCTGAGCCCGGGCCAGGTCGCCAGCTACATCATCAAGTATTGAGGGTATGGGGACGATGAAATTCTACGTCTACGAGCATTGGCGCCCTGATGTGGATGTCTGTTTTTATGTCGGCAAGGGCTCCGGCAGCCGATCGCATTGCTTCAGTCGAAAGCGCAATCGCCATTATGATGGGATCGTAAAAAAATTGACGGCGCTCGGCATGTGCATCGAAGTGCGAATGGTGGCGAGCGGATTGTCCGAGGATGCCGCCTATGATCTTGAAAAAAATAGGATCGAGTTTTGGCTCGAGTGCGGCTTCACGCTCGCCAATAAAGCGGTCGGCGGCCGAGGCGGAATGTCTGGCGTGAAGCGTTCGCTGGAGAGCCGCGCGAAGCAGAGCGCCACGATGATCGGCAGGAAATTATCGTCGGAACATCGAGCTAAGATCATCGCGGAGATGAACAGTCCAGGGCGGCGTGAGGCCAATAGCAAAGTCCATACCGGAAGGAAAAGGCCGGATGAGACGAGGGCGAAAATCAGCGCTGGCAATAAAGCTGTATACGCCGATCCAGCAAGAGGTGGGCGACGTCGCGCGTCAGTTTCTCTGGCCAACAAAGGCAGGGAAGTTTCGGAGAAAACCCGAGCAAAAATGCGCGAGGCGAAAACCAAGGAAGCTCGCGCGCTGATTAGCGCCGCTGCAAAGAAACAATGGAATAATCCTGAGTTTCGCAAGCTGGTGAGTGATACGATGAAGAGAACCAATGCGCGACGGAGGAATGCACAATGCGCAGAATAATCCTCGCGATAGCGCTCTGGCTTGTAAGCCCCTCAGCATTCGCTCAATCGAACCCCGGATTCGTTTTCGGGCAAGTTCCAACCCCGGTACAATGGAACGCCGCGTTTCAGGCGAAACAAGACGTGCTCGGCTACCTGCCGCTCAACACCGCGGGCGGGACCATGACCGGGGCGCTGCTCACGGCGCCCTCGACCGCGGGCGCGGCCGGCCTCAACGTGCCGCCCGGCGTGGCGCCGAGCTCGCCCAACAACGGCGACATGTGGACCACCACCTCCGGCCTGTTCGTGCGCATCAACGGCGTCACCCAGATCGCGAGCGTCGCCATCCTGCCGAGCGCCAACGGCGGCACCGGGATCAACAACGGCTCGAGCACGATCACCATCGCCGGCAACCTCGCCACCACGGCTGCGCTCACGATCACGGCCGGCAGCGCGAGCCAGGTCGCCGTGTGGACGGGCGCGAACGCCCTGAGCGGGGCCTCGGCGCTTCCCTTCACGGTGAGCGTCGGCACCGGCGGCACCGGGCAGACCAGCTTCACCGCCAAACTCCCCATCCTCGGCAACGGCGCGTCCGGGCTCATCCAGGGCACCGTCTCCGGGAGCACGACGGTGTTCGCGACCACCACCGGCGCGATCACCTCCGGCCACTGCGCCTCGTGGGACGGCTCCTCCAACGTGGTGGACGCTGGCGGCCCCTGCACCACCGGCGGCGGCGGCGGCACCGTCGCGTCCTCGACCATCGGCCAGGTCGCGGTCTACACGGGAACGACGACGGTCACTGGCGCCGGCGCCATGAACTTCAGCACCGGCATCCTCACGCTCGGCGTCGCCAACACCTCGCTCGGCGCGCTCATCCTCGAGGGCATGACCACCGGCCAGCTCACGCTGGCGGCGCGCGCGACCGCCGGCACGCCGGTGGTAACCTTCGGTACCAGCACCGGCACACCCGCCGTCACGGCATCGGTGCCGCTGGCCATCAACACCACGACCGGCAACATCACGATCACCGGCGTGGCCGGAATGGTGCTGGCCGGCGTGACCCCAGCGTTCACCGCCAACCCGACACTGGGCGTGAACGCGGCAACTGCCGGCTCGCTCATCATCGCCAATGGCGGAGCGCTTGGCACCAGCATCACGGTCCAGAACCTGAGCAACACGTCGCCCTACAACCTAAACCTCGCGGCGACGGCCGGCACGAGCAGCCAGCTTCTGACTTCGGGCGGTGGCGGCGCGGCATCGAACTCCTGGCAGAACATCGTTTCGCTGCTCTCGGCCGGGAGCGCCATCAACATCACGGGCACCACCACGGCCACGATCGCGTGCGTGACCGGCACCAACTCGGTTCCGGGCTGCTTGCAGCCGAACGGGACCTCGATCGCGGTCGCGGCCGGCGTCATCTCCTGCGGGACCATGACCTCGACGCAGGCCGGATGCGCCAAGCCCGACAACGCGTCGATCCTCGTCACGGGCGGCGTCATATCCGGTCCGAACTTCATCTTCTACCCGCTGTGCACCGCCGGCGGATCGGTCGACTGCTCGACGAACATCAACGCGGCGATCGGACAGTGCGTCAGCACGGTCGGCGGCCGCATCATCCTGCCGCCGGGGCTCATCCGCGCGTCGGCGGTCGTGTTCCCCAACAACTCCGGCGGCTGCGACTTCAGCGGCGCCGGCACTTACCAGGAGTACAACGGCGCCTTCCCCTCGCAGACGCAGCCGACCAACGGAACCATCCTCTACCAGACCGCGGCGGACACGCTCACCTGCGCGATCCTCATGGCCGGCAACTCCGGCATCAACCACATCCACGTCCACGACCTGGCGTTCGCGACGGTGCAGCCGGCGGACGGCGCCATCACGGCCACGGGAACCGGCAGCGGGACGATCCTGACCGTCTCGTCGGTGCTCGGCGGGGCGATCGCCATCGGGCAGGGAGTGGCTGACACCACCACCCCATCGAAGGTCCCCGTCGGGACAGTCATCGTCTCCGGCAGCGGCACGACCTGGACGACGAACCAGGCCACCACGGCCTCTGGCGACACGCTCACCTTCTGGGCCCCGACCGTCTACAAGCCGAGCATCTGCGGCGGCAGCCAGGCCGAGCTCGACAGCCTGTTCTTCTGGAACGTGTACACGGGCATCCAGATCGGGGTCTCCACGACCGGGCCGACGAACAACACGACCGCAGCAGGCAACGCCACCCTGCACCTGGCGGCCAACCACCTCGTCACCAACCTGGTCGGCGCCGTCGTCACCGACATCACCCATCCGACCGTCATCCCGGCCAACACGACGATCCTCGCCGAGCCGAGTCTCAGCTCGCTCACGATGAGCGCCAACGCCACCGGCGCCGGCGTCGCGAACGGTGACACGCTCCAGTTCAGCCAGGCCTCTGGGCGGTCCAACGTCCACAACGTCACCGGCGAGTGCTTCTACGCCTGCCTCGACCACAGGTTCTCGGCCGACTTCACGCTGCAGGGGGACATAGAGTGCGCGCAGTTCGCACAGAGCCAGCCGACGATCGACGCCTTCATCCAGACGAGCTCGAACTGCGTGCTCTTCGGCCGCGCCGACCAGCCCAACGGCTTCAATATCCGGGCGTTCTCGTACCGCAACTCGGTCGCCTTCCAAGCCGTGCCCGACGGCGCGGTGAGCTGGGGGCAGTTCTCTGGCATACAGTGCGACGGGTGCAACAACGGCATAGAGGTCAACCAGTGCACGCAGGCCAGCTTCTCAATCGTGCACATCAACGGCTCCATTGTGGCGGGATCCACCGGCATCAACGTCGGCGGGAACAGCTGCACCCAGAGCCCCGGTGTGTCGCCATCAACCTCAGCGCCCTATGGTGGTGGAACGAATATTCTTAGTTTTAGCGCCGTGGATATCCAGGGCCCGTCGTCCTACTGCATAGCGGCCAACGTCGTGGACATCTCCGTGAACAATCTGCACTGCCAAAACTTCAACGGTGGCGGGGCTTCGGTCGGGATCATAATGAACGCCGGCGCCACCTACACCGCGTCAGAACGACAGGCGCTG